GGTTTGTCTGCCTAAAGCTACTCTGGCTTATCTGAATCGGGTGTTCTGCGCTGCGGCATCTTAGTGCCGTAGGCTTCCGTTACCAATTCAGCCTGTACCTGAGCAAGCTCTTCTAACACGGCCCCTTCCATAGGACTTATGACTCCAGGCTGACCAAATGGACCAGGCCCAACGCCATCTCCTGGAGCTGCTCCTGGAGGAGCCTCTCCACTTGGAAGTATGCCGGTTAATGAAGCAATTGAGGCTGCAATCTGATTTTTAACCAGTTGAATAGCCCCATCTGCCTTTGCATCCGAAATAAGTTCGGATCTAATCTCTTCTAGCTTCTCGTCTGGGAATTCCTCACCAAGTTGACGCAAAGCACCTTCTCGACTTTCAAGACCCATTTGCATTTTTTGCGCAATTTCGCTCAAAACAATGAGTTTATCTAGTGGCAATGGCTGTGGGAAATGAACAGTTGATTCAAAAGTTACTGGGCTATTAAGATCCAATACAGGAAGTTGATAGTTTTTAATAGGTCCGTTTACTACAGGGTTGTACACAAATACTTCAGGTTCTTTAAACGCTAGGGTTTTAAGAACTAGGCTATTGATTTTTTGCAGACCCTCGCCGTATTGAATTAGCTTCTGGTGATAGCGATTCATCAATGGCTGGTATTGAATTGCAAGCGCAACACCAGAAGTATTAGAGATTGGTTGAACTTGACCAAGAGCTGTTTCTGGAACACCGACCATTTCATGCATAGCTCTTTTAACGGTTTCTAGGTACTGCAATCCGCCCGCTAAGCCCTGTCCGCCACCTTCTAGGTTAAATACTTGCGCATCCTTAGGAAGACCGCCCCAAACCTTCTTAGGGCCTTTTTCTAACGCAGAGGCTTTAGCACCGGTAATGACCGTAACTGGCGCAGCGTGATAGTTAATGATATCTGCGATATCAGTAGCTACTTCATTGTAGTTTCTATTTAAAACGATAATGTCGTGGCAATCTGCCAATCCCCAAGGGGATCCAGAAATACGTACGTTTGGAATATGTACGATTGGCACTACACCGATTGGATTAGGGCGAGAATCAATCATCTCATCATTGATGTATTCTTCAATACGATCGTCTGTAAGAATTTCTGTGTAGGTATATACCTGACGTGTTCCTTCTGCCGAAGTTCCCCAGAAACGATACTTTAGCTTAAAACGGATAAGACGTGAACGATCGTGTGGGTGGAACTCTGGAAAACAAAATGATGAGTTTAACGGAAGGATACGAACCTTGCCTGGATTAGGACGACCAACAGGGTCTACATACGCTTCTTCATATGCAACCTTAACAAAGCAATCTCCAGAGACTCCGCCTTGCTGTCCCATCTCCCAAAGGATAGATGCTTTGTCGTTATCTACTTCCCACACACGTTTTAAGACATCAGGAATAATTGCTTCAGTAGATGCTGGGCTTCTAAACTGCACGCCTCTGCCAAAAGTAAAATTAATAATGTAGTCTGTAAATGCTCGGTAATAGTTATACACCATCTGAGATTCACCAATCTCACGACGATACGACCAATGATGGCCAAGATACATCGCCCAGTTAAGAGAGTAACGATTTAAACGTGGGCCGTGAACTTCAAACTCTTCGTCAGCTAACTCCACCAATCCAAGTGGAGAAATTGAAATTGTTAAATCAGAGGATGCTGCTCTATAACTCGGGGGTGAAAAATCTATTCCGCCAGCCATTACCTCATCCTTATTTGTTAAATGCTAGTAGGGCCCCAGCCCCGGAGAAGGGAATACGAGGCTGGGGTACCCTTAGTCTACTGTATTAGTCAGCTACCTGTGCAGGGTTTACACGCTGATAGCGTGCACCTGAACGAATAACTTCTTCGATTTCGACCTGAGAATGATCTCCATAGCCGCCTTGCGAAAATTCAGCGACGTATACTGGAGCTTCTACCCATGCGGCTGAGCCAACATGAGCACGCTGCTTCATTGTCTCTTCAGGATATTTTTCCATGACGTTCATGTTGTGGTTCGGACGTCCGGCTGGTACATCGTAGCCTTGATCCAATCCTACTTGAAAGTCATTTGGGATATCTGTGTCTGTTGCAACGCCTTCTTCAAAGCGTAGAGGTCCACGCATTCCAGGAGTTGCGGGAGACAATTTGCGCTCATAATTTGCGCCAACCTTCTCAGGAAACTGAGGGGCTGGTGCGATGTTATTCACTGCCATATTATTTCTCCTATAGGGGTTTTGAGTTGAGGTTCCTCAGGTAAAAGTATCGACCTATTTAGGTCATTTAGGTATCTAAACCTTTAAAAAAACGGCGAAGAGCTAACCTCCACCGTAGGCATAACCATATCCTGTGTTAAAGAGCATGCAAGGGCTAAAGAATCCACAAAATCATCGTGGGCATGGGCCTCATCAGGAGCTGCTACCGTGAAGTTTGCCCCCTTATATTTCACCTCAGCGTCCGACATTTGCTGGTAAAACTTCTTCCAAATTCTTAACCGTCGTGTTTTTGCATGGGATGGCCAAGAAACCATCTGACGTTGAATTAAAGCCTGTAGGTGCTTCCAGCGCCTAGACTGTTCGGTAGCGCTAGAAGAAATAGATATAACCTCAGCCCTAGGCATTAAGATCTTCATGCGCTGTGCAACTGCATCCCCAACACCATTAGCATCTACACCAATAGCCAATACATCGTAGTTTTCTAAAAAGTTTACTATCTGAAAGTATTGCTCTTCCCAGTCGTCACCTTGTAGCTCTAGCCAATTAAGAACACGATGATCATAATAACCAAATTCATCAGGCCTATCCCAATCGACCCAGACAACAGTAACAACTGTAGAGTCCATCTTTCTTGCGGGGTCGATTCCGACCACCACCGGTGAACGATGCCAGCTCTTAACCAGTTCTTGGGACGTGTCACCAAGGTTGTCCATAATAGACGAGGTAACGAACATGCCCCTTTCCAAAAGCCATTTGCAATTGTACGATAGCTGGAACTCATCTGAGTCCTCCCCGATTCTTAGTATCTCTTTTTTAATGAACTTTTCATAGTTGGCGTTGAACTTTGCTACGTCTTTCCAATCCCATTGAAAATGGTTTTGCTTAGCCGATCGGCTAGTTTGACGACGTTTGTTTAGCTGAATAGCTTTATAAAAGTTGTTTTTACTAGTAGTTGGTGTTCCAGTCTTAACTAGAGTGGCGTTGTAGTATGCACCCATAGGGGCAATAGACTTTGATACTACAAAGTCATCCGCATCTTGACACTCATCAATAATAATTAGATGAAAAGACTTAGACTCAATCTTTGCACGTGGGTTTGCTGTCATCATCATTAGTGTAGATCCAGAATTCTTTAACTTTATGTTTTTAACAATACCTGGAGTCTTTGTAGGTATGTCATCAATTTCCGGATCCCCCAGCACTTCTAAAGCACGTGGGCTAGTCAATCTAGAAACAGTGCGGCCATAAAGGGTTTCAACCTGGGATTGAATAGGGGCAAACATACCAACCCAAATTCCATCACCAAACTTACCTAGTAAGTCTGGGTACATCTTTGCAAGTCTAGGAAGGATAACCATTAGGGTTGCAACAGTATTTGCAATTGTTTCTGATTTACCAGACTGACGAGCTGCCAGAGCAGTAACTTCTTCTCCGTCATTTATAATCACAGATTCAATAACTCTGCGAGCTAGGGGCATTTGGTATGGGTGTAAAGAATGACCCACCAACATCTCCATAAACTGTATTATTTTTTCTATTAAAGCGTTTACAAACTCTCTAGATAGTTCGTCAAGCTCTTCTTCTTCTTCAGGAAGATCACCGTTTTCTTCTTCGTCTTCAAACTCTTCTTCAAGTTCCTCAAAACGTTCGTCATCTTCAAAATTTTGCATTTTGTCTCTTTGCTATTGTTTCTACTATTGTGTACACCACTTCAGCGTTCATCCTGGCCTCTTCTAAATAAACCTCTTCATTAGATTTTTGCCAAGAAGATAAATTTCTACCAATTGGGTATAACGCTTGTTCTGCCCACTGCAGGAGTTCAGATGTAGGTAGAGACTCGACTCTCTTCTCTACTCTAGTCTTCTGACGTTCCTGTTTGGTCTTTTTGCCCCCCAAACCGAACATAATCCCAATCCACCTCGTCTTCCATCATTATTCTGCCACGTATAGCGTTTGTTAGAGCTTGACTTTCACTAAATCTTGAACGCCATTTTCCAACTACTAAAGCAGCTCGTGTAAAAGGTAATCTTACCGCATATCCCCTACCAAAGCGGTAAGGCTCTTGTATTTCTTGAGTTTCTGCTGGTTCCCACAAAACTGGCGGCTTTATCGGATAGATAAATGGATGCCAATATATAGATTTGATGCTACGAGGATTCGCCACTATTAACCTGGCAATCGTGTTCATGTGTCTCCCGTTCAGTCATTACTTCGTGACAATCTCTGCACTTAAAATACTTAACGGCTGTAAAGTTATTTTGGGCTGTTCCACCCACAGCAGTTTCGCTACCGCCATCATATGGTTCATAGTCCACTACAACTTCTGGTCGTTGGAATAATTCCTGCGGAAATGGCCCTTTAGCATAAGTAGCTACTTCTGGCACAGGATGTCCCTGTTTTGTGGCAATACGTTGAACTCTCATTAATCATAGTCCATTTTCTGTAACGATTTGATAAAGAATATTATATCGGGTTGCAGTTGACAGTATGTGTGTATTTACTGGTATGGTAATCCCTATGGCCAGAGAAATCTGGCCATTAGCACCTCCGTAACAAAAGGGTTGCAGACCGAACTTGGCAGAAAGAGGCCAAGTTGCTTAGTATAAGTGACAGGTATACGAAGTTAGGGCTGGCCCTCTAGCCTAGGAGAACGAGTGCATAAAGATGAAAAACACCGCTATAT